ATCCGTACCGGTGGTAGCAGAAACCGTGGAACTCATCATACGTGGCGACTCGCTCCTCAAGGAGCTTGTCTTTGATGCCACGCAAGGTGATCCCAGCTTCGCGAGCATTCCAGCTAACAGCGGTATCGGCATCCCGAAATGCAGTCTTGCCTTCGACGTTCAAAAACGAGAACTCGTGATTGAAACGGCAAAGGAAAAGATCACGCAAATCGGGAATGAAACGAAATTCATAAGCGTAACCAACGGCCTTGCCTGCAAAATAAGCATGGTCGGACAGCTGTTGGTTAAGATTAGCACGCATGTTAAACTTAGCAAGATTCTTACCTAAAAGGGGCACAGTGAAGTGGAACCCAGAATAGGAAGGAACGAAAGACTTGCTAAGGAAAGAACAAGATACAAGATGGGAGTGTCGCTTAACGACAGCTTCCATCCGGGCTTCCCTAGCAATACTCTCATAAGTCTTGCAAGCGTAACGGCGCAGACCAACAACCCTTACAAGCATGTCATCCCCCAGACAAATACCCCTAGCTGACTTAGCTTTAATGACAGTGAGGAATGTGAAACAAATGCACATATCCCAAAAGCAATTCCGGTAAGTGGTATCAGTGCTGCCCGTGGGCTCCTGATGCTGAAGTGTGGCAGACATGCCATGACGGCGGTTGGTGACCTGGAACTTGTCGGTCTTGGCGTGTAAACGCAAAAACCACTCAGGACAACCCAAACGCCGCATGCACATGATCTACAACATCTGAACATCAGCGCACTGCAAAAGATCATTCTTACTGAAATCACTCTCAATGAACTCTCCAGGCTGCTTATCGACGAAAGGAACGTATTGGTCGGGTGTGCACTTGTAAGCGAGTTTGAAACGGTAGGGTCCATCCATGAGTTGACAACGCTGGTCAAGCCTGCGCATCAACTCACCAAAGATGGGCCCAGAAACCGCATTGTACAAGTCCGTGCCTTTGAAAATGACACGGGGCGCCCAATTAGGTTTGTGCTCAACAAGCAAGGCCTCAGTCTTAACAAAGACCTCCTTACGGCTGTAGTCCTTAACTCTAGAAGTACAAAAAGAGTCAAGGGCTGCAACCATACGCGCCTGCTTCTCGGGCACAAACTTAGCGTTCCAGCGGTCGAACAAATCCTGGTTCCAAACGAACTCAGGCAGTCGATCGTGGCAGAGAGCATCAATGAAACGAAGAGAACCTGCAATTACCCGGGGTGTGGCCCGGTGGTGTGACAAATAATTGCAGCGTTTACGAACGGCGGCCATGAAATTATGATACCCGTTGTCAGGGACTACGGGGTGGAAATCTTTCAAAAGCGGCCCACCTTGCCGGACCAGCATGGGGTCAACATTCCATTTTTTCGGTATCCCAAAGCTGGCACTCTTGATGGGAATGATGGAAGGATCGGCAACGGCGTGGTAGGCTGCAGCCAGGGCCAGGTGGGGCACCTGGCCCCGGATTGGTTTTTCGTCGGTGGTGGTGGTGATGGTGGTG